ACATCAATGATTGGTTCCCAAACTTCCTCCAGGACAATAGCTGGTGACCAGGTTGTTTCATTGGTCATAAACATATTATAACCAGCTGCTACGTTTTCTGCCCAGGTCCCAGTTGCTTTGTTAGTAAAGTTTGTAGCGTATGGCTGAACAGAATTATTAGCTGTCGCACTTTTATCATTAAATAAAAAGCTCATTGTTGTGCAGCTATTAGATCAGTAATTAATATTTGAATGATGTTATTTTCATTATCAACAGCTATAGTATTCGTATGAGTTGCTGATTTTTGAAATTGATATAGACCATTTCCAACAGAAATTACTTTATAAGCACTTCCAAAAACGCCAAGAAAACTAGATCCACCTTTTATTTCTTCAAATAAATCATTAGGAACATCATAACCAACAGATCTTAAATATTCCTGGGTAATTCCATTAATAGCTGTTTCAACCATATCTCCAGTTAATCCTGGAGGAATAAGAGTTCTTTCTCCCCTTACATCTTGAATACCACCAGTACCATCAGATAAATTACCACCAAACGCCATTTGTATAGCATCTTGGTAAACATCATCTTCAAAAGTAGGAAATCCTCTTTGTGTTGCTATAGCTAAATAAATTGCATCAGCAATATTTTGACCACTTGCCAGGTCCCCAGCCATAGACATATTCCCACCTAAAGCTGGTCCAACTACATCATCAAATATTGTGTTTTTATTTACTGTTGTAAATTCAGTTGCAGTAATACCATCTTTTTTTAGATCTAATCCATCTAATGCAAGCTCAACAGCTGTCATATTACCCAGCAACATTAAACCACCAATATGAGCAAACTCTGGTCCTTCTTTAGCAAGTTCACCTAAAACATCTGGTGCATCACTTTGAAAACCCTGGACCAGCATATTCAACAATTGCAGCCTTTCGTTCTTCTTTGCATTGTAAAGAGTATTAGTTAATATTTGTTTTTCACCTGGACGCAAAAATGTAGGCTGTGCCATTCCATAATGTTGAGCAACTTGTATTGCCTGGTTTCTTCGTAAAACAATATTACCAGCTGTTGTTTGAATATCACCTGGATCAAAACTTAATATACCTGGTTGATCTATTACACCAGCTGTAGCTGCCCAGCCTAATGGATCTGTTTTTAATTGATTAAGAGCATTTGATTGTAATGCTTTTGACGCCTTAACTAGAGCTGTTTCAAATTTAGTATTTATACCAGGACCACCAAACTCTATAGTTTCTGTTCTTCTATCTGGTCCTTCCCTGGTAACTCTATAACCTTGAGCAAAACTAGATACAGCTGCCTGGATCATATCTGGTTTCATAGATCTCATATTGCCTAGAATAGCGTTTAGATCTTTTGCCTGGTTAATTTGAGGAATAAGTGCCATTCCATAATCACCAAGAGTTGCAGCTCTTTCTTCTAAATTTGTAAATTGTTCTTCATTAATTTGTCCACCACCTTCTATAATAGACATAAATGATTTCAGTTCTTTATTTAATGAAGAAACAGCAGCGTTGTTTTCATTTTCTAATTTATCGATTGATGAAGTAAGAGCGTTTAGTGTTCCTAAATAATTTCCAGCATCTGCTTTTAGTGCATCTTCGTCATCTAAATGTTTCATTAATTTTTCATTTAAACCAGCCAGATCATTATTTATTGCCATTTTTTGAATAGCAATTTTTTCATTATTAAGTGCATCAACAGAATCTTCTTTACCAAGTAATGTAAGTTTAGCCTGGATAACATTACCTATTTGAGATATTTGTCCTGGCTTTAAAAAATCCAATGAAGGATCTATTGCTTTTACTTTTTCTAATATCTGTTTAATTTTTTCTTCGTCATCACCAGCTTTGAACAATTCTAATTGCAGATTGCCCAGGTTTTTTATTTGTTGTTTATTAAGAGTTATTTCTGCCTGGTTTTCTAAAAAACGTATGCGTGATTGTAATGTAAGTTTTGCTTGAGTATAATCACCAACTGTTAATAACATATCTTCTGGTGACATTTCCCCCATTCCATCTAATTTTTCTTTCAATTGATCTACATTCATTTCTGGTAAATCAGATAAAAGTTTTGCCATTTCTTCTTTTGAAGTTATGTTTGTAAGGGTCCTGGCTTTACTAATATTAGTATCAATAATGTTGCCTAGTTTCCTGGATATTTCATCAACAGTTAAAGGCATAAGAGCTTTAGGAGGATTAGTTTTTAAATTCTCAACAAACAATTTTTTCTGCTCAACATTAGGCAAAGCATTAAATTTTACTATTATTTTTTCTTTAGCTATTTTCTTTCTAACTGTTTCACTTCTATTAAAAGCATCACCTGGATCCATTAAAGTACCAGACAATGTTTCATAAAGTCCTGGTAATCCCATGCTGTCATTACCAAACAGTTCATCAAAAGCTGCTACTTGTTGAGCTGGATTTCCATTGACGGCATCATTTATTAAAGTTTGTTCCCTTTTAATCTTTTCACCAAAGTTCTTTTTTATTTCTTTAGTTCGTACCTGGCGATTTATATTAATATTATAATTACTTAATAAACTGCTACCTTTGTTTTGAAATACAGATTTTATATCTTTACTGGTAATAGTATCAGAGAGTTCTGATATAAGATTTGCAGTAAGCTCGTCAAACTTTGGTCTAATATTACCAGGTTCTTGCTCTTTGTTTGCTTCAATACTTGCTGCATCAAGTCCTTCTGATAAAGCGTTTACAGCTGAAGTAAGCTGACCATCATCTCTAATCTTTAATTCTTTTTTATAATAATCGCTGGAAATTTTAAAAGCTGTATCTGCAAAGTCCTGGACAGCTCTTTGTGGCATGGACAATATATTTGGATTAGCTTTTGCTGTTAAAGGAGCTGTATTTGGTTCATTAGTTCTTTGTGTTTGAACTTGAAATGTAGGAACTTTCATTATGACATACTCGCTATATTTGACGCACCAGATAGCAGAGTTTTACCAGCTCCTATGACAGCTGACATTTGTGCTGCTTTTCCGTACATTCTGTTTAAATTAGCTGACAGTTGATCGTTGACAGCACTTTCTTGAATTTGCTGCTCACCTACAGACGCATTGTACTGACGTATAGCAATCTCTTCATCTGCGTTTTGTGCGTTCTCCAGGGCAACTAATAATGGTGTTCCACCAGTAGCAACAAAACCATTCTTTCTAAATGCCTGGCTTGTTGCATCATTTAATCTTCTAAAATCTTTTTGAAACTTTTGTATTTGCAGATCTGAATTTCTTTTGAAAACTTCTGCCTGGATTTCTTTTGCCTGGGCATTTCTTTCATCTAATTTTGCATTATAATCATAGGCAGATTTTTGTTGTTTACCAGCTGCAAAACTAGCAGCTGCTGATACAGCTGTTGACGCAGCCATTGCCATCATTAATAATTTTTGCATCTATTCACCTATAACTATAGCGTATCGTAAATAATCAAACCCATCTGGTCCGTACTTACGCATTAAACCTTCGTTTTCAAAACCCAATAACTCGACAAACTTTTGTGAACTTTTCCACTTATTGTGAACTACGCATTGTATGCGTTTATATTTTTGAGTTTTAATAATTACTTTAAATCGCCTGGAAATAATCCTGGTTAAAAAGATCCCTCTTTCATTAAGGATTTTAGATCCAACCAACCAGGCTTCACCAACACCTTTCCAAATATCAAAGATACCAGCTGAACAAACAAGCCTACCTTCTTCATCAATTGCTGTGAACGCTTGACCTGGAACATTTAACTTTGCAGCAAACGCCAGATATTCTTCTTTGCCAGGAGGAGATCCTATATTCATTCCATTATGAAAAATCTCAACTGCATGAACTGGTTTATAATTTACAATTCTAATCAATCTATTGATCGAAAGTTTGCAGCCTTGGGAATAATGCTAAAATAGTTATTGGCATTGCATCATCTTGAACAACAACTACAAAACCATCACTATCATAACCTCCTCTAAACTCAACTTCCTTATCTCCAGTAAATAAATCAAGTGCCTGGTCCATTTCATCTGCACTAGATCTAAATGGTATTAAATCAATAAGGCTTTCAGAAGATCCTACTTTTGCACCTATTGTACGAAACAATCTTAATGTTATGTCGTGTATTCTTTTTGTTTTTCCCTGGCTAGTTCCTTCTTGCCCACCAACATCTAATCGCATTGTTTGTAAGGTAGATGTATAACCTAAACCAACAAAAGCACTTGTAGTTGCTCTATCTAAAGATATAGACCCACTAGATACAGATTTATTAGGGTGTGTTGCACCATTAGCAACTATAGTTACTGATTGTCCGTTTAAATGAGATAACCCAGATAAAGAAGTAGTGGAACTTCCACTATAAGATAAACCACTATCAACAAAATAAGCATCTAGTACATTATCTCCAAAGTTAAAAAAATTTAGATATTCAATGTATCTTTTTGTAGCTCCACCTATTGTCCTATTCACAACCAGGTAAACGCTATCTTCGTCTATAGCTCCAGGAATTGTTGCGACACTTTCAACAAAACCATAACTATAACTAACGCCACTTACAGTAGAGGATCCACCTAATAAATGTTCATGCCAGGCTACAACTTGCTCTTCTCTTCTATAAGTCATGCCAACAAGTTTGCCATTGTTTAAAACGCACCAGACAATATTATCTGGTTCTTGCATATAACTAATTTCTTTTATGCCACTAGCTGTAATATCTTCAGCTAATAAAGTAAGATCTGGTGCTAAATAACTATCTGAATTGTAATCATAAACCAGCTCTCTTAATTTTCTCCTGGCTCTTTGTACAAATAAAGTAACATTTCCAACACTAACTGGTTGAATGTCTGCACTACCATAACTTGCCTGGCGTTTTATTTGTGCATTAGTTGGTGTTAATGGTTCAGAACTACCAGACGCAGTTACAGCAAATTCACCACCACTTGTCCCCACAATTAAAGATCTACCAGAACTTAAATAACGAATAACATTTACCTGGTTAGATCCAATCGTATAAGTAAGTGCATCATCACTATCTGTTCCAGCTGTAAAGTTTTCAAAGTCACCACCTACAGAAAAGAATATAGTTTGTGGTTGTGTAGAAGTATTTGCAAAAACCAGGCGTTGTTCAAAAAAAGCTGTAGCAGCTGGATAGCCAGTTGTTGCAGAAAAAGCTCCTAATGAAAAATTACTATCAGCTGTTAATGCTCCATTTATTGTTACACTTTGACCAGCTGACTCTGCTACAAAATCAACAGAAGGTGAAAATAATATTGTATCAGCTGTGACCTGGACAATTAAAACAGCAGAAGATTTATTATTACCTCCATTACTTGCACCACTTATTGTTACTTTGGTATTTGCTTTAAAACCCTGGTCAACAAAATTAGCAGCACTATCAGTAATTCTATCGTTATGTTCTAATCCAGTTGAGCTAGGATCTCCTTCATGGAAAGCAATAGTTGTTGCTGTATAAGAAGGTGCTAGTTCAGCTACACCAGACTCATTCTCCTGGACACTTGCTGTTACAGAAGTTGCACTTGAATATGCAGTAATCTTTGCATATCCATCATGTAATTTTACCAGGCGTCCAACATCAGTAGACGCAAAGGTGCTGGCACTTGCAGTTATTGTAACGCTACCAGTTCTAGCACTAGCTGTTAGAGTTGTAGTGCTTGTATTAGGATCTTGCATTGGACCCCTGGTAAAGTCCACTTCAGCTATTGACCAGGCAGTATGACTTGTCCTGGTAATTTTTCTTGGTGCATGATTTGGGTGTACAATGTACATAACATCAGCTGATTGTGTAAACTTCAGCTGGGAAAGTTCTGTATGCAAATAAGGTGTAGCAACTTCAACAGCACTACCACTACTTACAATCTGTCCACCATCTTTATAAATGCGAAAATATTGATTACCAAATTCTAAAATATAAGCCTGGGTAACATTAAATTCAAAAGGTATAAGCCTACAGCCATGCGAGCTGTTTTTAACTTCTGCAATATGAATTGATCCAGGGCGTCTACTAGCACCACCATGAGGGTGAATTACAAAATTCTGTAATTTTTTACAGCCATTAAAATATTTAGATAGATCTGTCCTTCCATCTAGCCTGGGCGAAAGTTGCCCAGCTGTAAAATTTGATAATGCAGCTGACGCCTTTGCCATAGTTTATAACCTTGCAGCTGTAAAAATATCAGATTGTAAACCACCAGGCTCTGTAACAGAAGATATAGCTCCTGGTGTTCCTTCTGTTGCGTCTACAAATCGAGCTTCTTTTAATTTGTTTTGATAGATTGTGTACATTTGTGCAGCCAGGGTTGAGCTGCCAATAAGAGGATAAGCAATATCAGACGCTAAAGCTGCTGAAATAGATTCTATTAATAGAGTGTCATAATTATTAGGGTCTGTATCTCTACCAACATAAATTAAATTTACTGTGCTTTCGTCTGTTGCAATTTTTCTTCCTTCAACTCTATATACCAGGTCAAGGCTAGATAACTGCAATATCCTTAAACAAAAAGGATCTGTAGGAAGAGTAAAGTAATTAGTAAAACCAAAAGCTGGACCAGTAGTATCTGGTGCTAACGTCACTCTATTTATTAAACAATTCCAGGGGTGAGATCGAAATGTAGCGTCACGCACAAAATCATATCTTTGATTGCATAACCTGGCAGCTTTACTATCTTCTGTAAGAGCTGTAATCGTTGATGCTCCAAGCATATTCAATGCACTATTACAAATATCTACGACACTTGCCATTTAATTATCTCCAAAATTTGGTGAGGTCCCTGGTTAAAATTTATATCCAACTACAAAATGTAACCCATTCTCCTTGTGAAAATAGGACCTCATAAATGAAAAGAGAGCAGCCATGCACTAGCTGCTCCCCAGGGTTTTTAGTCTACAACGTACATCATCATTACATTGATTGTACCAGTACCAGCAGCACCACCCATAGTAGCTGTAACAGCAACACCATCTGAATTGGTGTCAGTTACACTACCATGACCTAGAGCTATTGTTGCAGCAATCTCAACCTTTTGAGCTGAAGTTGACGCAGCAGCAGCTTTATATGCAGCAGCACTAGCAGATACAGCTGTTCCAGCTGCATTTGTGTGAGCAGCATAGCCAACTGATAATGTTGTTGATGATCCTAAAGCGTCATGTGATAATGCACCATTGACAATTCGTGCCTTGTTAGGCAAACGAAACATCTCGATTACATCACCACTTGCTAAAGATGAAGCCTCATAAGTGGCGTATGCAATTCGCACTCTACCACCTAAATTGGAAGTTGTAGTGAACTCACTCGGATTATCCTGGGTGAGATCTGTCATTACGTCTGAATAAACTGTAGCCATAATTTAACCTCCTTACGCTGATTCATCACATACGATTGAAACAACTTTGGCTTCCTCCATACGAGTAGCACCGAAAGTTGTACAATAGTACACTTGGGTTGAATATGATTTGTCTGGTCTGACATCAATTTTAGCCATTACATCTTTTCCAACAGCTAGTTTGATTCCATCTTCTGCCCAGGCAAAACAAGTTCGATTGTTTCCAGATTTAGCAAGTCTGTTTGACTGGATAAAAGTAAATCCTAAAAAGGAATTTACCTCACCTTGAGCAAGAGCTTTTACTGTATTGAAATCTGAACTTGTGATTTGTGTTGTACCTAACAATGCTTTGATTTGTGATGGTGCAACTGCAATATACCTTGGTATATCTGGGTCCACATCAGCTTCATCAAATATTTGCTTTGCAGATAAAAGTTTTGCAATAGTCAAATTTGCAGATCCATGAGCAATCTGATTGCTAGAAGGAAGAGCAGTTGAAGTTGCACCAGCTTTGCCAGTTAAGGCTGTACCAGTTGCAGCTGCAATGATCTTATCGTCCATCATTTTACCCATAGCGTTAGCAGCAGTTTTTGCATAAACGCTTGTAGGATCAGCTAATAATTTTACTTTATCAGCGTCATCAATGAGGTCTGCCCATTCAAACGTACCCATTGTCACCATTCTACGACTATGGGGGGTTTCGACTATTGGCGTATCGCCATGACGAGATGTTCTTTCGACAGCTGCTACAGAACCAATCTGGTCAAAAAATGCTTTTTCACCAGTTACACTTTCTTCATCAACGGATCCTCTTAATCTTGATCCTTTTTGAGTTGAAAGGAGTGTAATATTGGAACTAAACTGCTGAACAAAAGCAGTAGTTATTTGAGAACTCATAAGTTCTTCTCCTTTAAAGTTAATGTTTAAATCAAGATCGCTACCCAATAAATTGGACGAGAGTTTTTGTGTTTACGTTCACCAACGCAAGGACCAAAAGGCTACCCTTAATTCCTGGTTGCCCAGGAAACTTTATTCATCTGGATAGAGGTCACCATTTAACCTGGTAACTTCATTTACATACCAATCATGTTGTGGGTGTTTATTATCCCAGTATGGACTATCTGGTGCTTGCATTTCTGCAAGTTTACCTTCCAGTTCATGCCTGGACGCAGCTCCAGAAGTTTTAACTCCTTCTAATGTATCTTCTCCCATTTTCTCTTTCATAAAAACGCCCATATTAGCAGCCATTTTTATAAAGTCTGGATTGTTTCCCAGGAGAGATCCGTCAGCAAGTTTTACATCAAATATACTTTCATCACCTTCTGTAAATTGTGCTGATACAGCTTTAGCCAGGTTAACTCTATCTTCAAACGCTGGACCAAAATGCTGTTTAAGTTCGGTCATTTTTTCTTCAAGTTGAGCTTGTTCGGCAGCTGTAGTTTGTGCTGTAGTGTCTGTTAAAACACCATTATACCAATCAAGTATAGATTGTGCTTGCTTTGTACTTAAACCAGCTTTGTGAGCTATATCTGTATATCCTCCCATCAATTGAGGATCCAGCTCTTGTCCTTCTGGTAAGTTGCTTGTCAATTCATATTTATCGGCAGCTTCTGGTCTACCAAGTTTACTATATATTTCACTCCATTGTTCTGGAGTAGAAGATTTACCAGGTATTGCAATCTTATCTGCACCTATCATAGATTGAGCATTAACATAACTTTTTGCTAAAGACCCTACGTCCTGGATAGTTTCTAATGATTTATGTCCCCTAATATCTTCTGGAATTGTCGCCTTCCAATCCACAGATGCTTGCCCATTAGCTTGATCTACTAGATCAGCTGCTGGAGCTTCTGCTACTTCTTCACTCATCTTGTTCTAGTTCCTTTCTGTTTTGACTTGTTGAAAATATTTTGTTTTCTATATAAAGGATTACACTCCTTTGACCTTCCAAAAACGCCATCTCCATAGCGTCTTTTGAAAATGTTGATCTGTCTGCATGAAATCTTTTCTGCATATCTTCTAAAACTGTTTTACCTTCATCTAATTCAAATATGTGTTGGTACATTACTTCTAAATCTTGTGGGTCTATTATCACGATAATGCCTTCATTAATGGTGCAGCGTTACCAGCTGCTTCAGCTGCTGTTAATATATCTTGTTTCTCTTGTTCAACTGCTTGAGCTGCTTGTCGTTCATTTCTAACTTTTTTAACTTCTTCATCACCTCTTACAGCTGTTGCTGGTACGCCAAGAGTTTTAATAATATGTTTCGACATACCATCTACATCAATATAATCCATGATAGAAGGATCTACCTGGGCAAGTGGAGCCATAATCTCCAGGAGCTGTAGAGCTGATTGTACATCACCTTGACGTTGAGCTTTCGCTAGTGGTGATACATAATCTATTTCAATATCATTATTCTGTAATATGTCTGGTACTTCAGCAAAAGCATTATCCCTGGAAAGAATATTGTAAGCTCTTTCTATTAATGGTTGTAATAGTTCTGCTTGTAAACGTCCCATAACTGGACCTAGCAAACGCATTTTTTCTTCAGTACGCTGCATTACTTCTGTAGCTGTCATGTTTGGTGACGCACCCAGGATTAATTGGTCTACATAAAAAGCCTGGCGTATCATGTCACGCCTTTGTTGTTCCATCTGTAAGCCAAGAGGATTGCCAGTATTTATATTGAGTGGCTCTATTGTTTCCCTGGTCCCAGATCTTTTAAAATTTAATCCACCAGGAACAGTTCTAATAGGCAACATAAAACCATCATCTGGAACTACCAGGGGAGGATCCACAAGTTTTTGAGCATAGCGTATAGATACCTCACTCATTTTATTAAGCATTTTTGTATCTGCTAAAGCTGTCATGGCTGGAGATCTTCCATAACCAATTTCAAAAGAACTCTTCAAATACCTGGGACAACAATAAGGAAGTTCATCAAAACCACCTTCTGACAATGTTATCTTCTCTTCGTGGTCCACATAGATAGAAGTAAAAGGCTTATTAATGTTTGTTACTTTTGTAATATCTCTTTCGTCATTTGGAAATACTGCATGAAGTAATGTAGTCTGTTCGTATGGTTTTTCTTTTATGTCAGCAAGTCTTTTTGTTGAAAGAACATCTTTACCAAATCTTTGCAGTACAGCACGATTAGGCATTTTAAATTTTCTAAAAACTGTATCAACTCTACCCTTTTCATCTTCTGATAAATAACATTCTGATATATGTCTGGTTGAAAATTGCAGTTGATACTTTGGATCACTCTCAATAAACATCACAGCTGTACCAAAAGTAATTAAGTCATGGTAAAGCTCGTGTACTTGTTCATGGAAGTTTGACCTGGAAAAAGCCAGGTACATTACATCTTCTACAGATTGTAACCATTCTTTTGCTTTATCATCACTATCAAGTTCTGCATTACGAAAGCGTAAAGAAAACCAGGCTGTACTGGAATTAGTTAACATTCCATGTAAACTAGCACTCAATAATTCAGCTGCATGAAGAGCTGTACCATCAAAAACTAATTCAGTTCTTTTATCACCCTGGGTACTTGCCTTGGTAACATCAGCTTTTCTGGGGATAATGTAATCCCCTATTTCTTGCCAATGGCTTTCCCAGTTAGTTCTTTGTGCAGCCAGGCTATCAAATTGCTTGACTATAAGTTCAGCTTTTTTATCTGACATTTAAGATCCTAACAAAGTTTTCTTTTGGATTGGTGCATCTCCCATAACTCCACCAGCTCCAGTTAAAATTGTTTTAGTTTTAGTTCTTCTTTTCTTTTTAAATTGTCCAGTACCTACTGCACCAGCATCAGCTTGCCTAATTGGCTTTTTAGGTGTTATTGGCTTTGGCTCTGGTTTTGATAGGTCACCATAACCAGCACCAACTTTTTTATTTTCTGCTATTTGTTCATCAGTTATTGGATCACTACCTCCTGGCTTATCAAATTTAGGTAATCCTCCTTCACTTTCTGTAAGGACGTCACCTGGTTTTGGAAATATGCTTGGACCAGGTGTAGGTGGAGCTAGTGGTGATACTACTTCTTCTTCTTCTGGTGGAGCTGCTGGTGTGGGAGGAGCTTTTTTCTTGCCACCACCTACAACTTTTTTAACCAGGTTTATTACTGCACCCATAATTATCTCCATTCATGTGGAAGTTTATAAATAACTTGACCTTCAACGAGCTTTGCACCCATTCGCTCATTCAAAACTGTTTCAAAGTTTTCTGTTAATATTTCTTCTGCACCCATTACCCAGGCAAAAGCAAAAACAGAATTTACTAAAGTCCTGGTAAAAAATCTTTTTTGGAACTTCTCATATACCAGGACATGAGCTACCCATTTTGTTTCTGAATGTCTGGTCTTGTAAAACCAGATATATCCAGCTGTTTCTCTAATATCGTTTACACATTCCAGGACTATTGCATAATCAATAATCTTTTCATGCTTGTCTTTATATTTGTACTCAACTTTTTTCATTGCTTTTAAAAGTTGAAGTTTGGCAATATTTTGGTTGCCGTAATATGGAATAATCAATTGCTTAATAAGCTGCCATATTTTATTGGAGCTTTACTCATATCGCCCAAAGGTCCAGAAAGTATAGTAGCTTTCTTGCCTTTTTTATTTCCCATAGTTTTCTTTAAGTTCTCGACCTCACTACCAGCTCTAACTACGTCTTTTGGTGTTATAGTAGTTGTTTCTGCATCTTCCTCTGTAACTGGCTTATATGGATTCGTACCAGGTTTTACACTACCAGGACCTTTTACTGGTGGTGCTGGTGGAGGAGGAGGAGGTGGTGGTGGCATTTTTGGTTTCATAAATCCCATTATACTGCAACTCCTAAAGGGTTATATTTATTATCGGCAAAAGCCTGGGGAGGTCTGTCAAACTCCCTACTCTCTCTTATACCTACAGCACAATAACGCCAGGCGTCTGCTGCGTGGCTGGACCAATCGTGAACTGGTGTTGCACGAAAGGATCTAGTCTTTTCGTTATATGCCCTATGGTATTGACGTAAGGCTTCTAAAAAGTGTTTACATTTGTCTTTATCAAACCAGGTCCTGGCTAAAAGCAGCTGTGCTGCGTGTATCCCATCTTCCAGGGGAAGTTTCGGAACAACACGAAAATTCAATCCCAGGTCCCAGGCAATCTCTCTCCTGGATTTTCCAGATCCTAATTCTCTAACATCAATATCGTGTGGTGCATTGTGGGTCCCATAAAGATAATTCTTCCTGGACAATACATCTACATAGTGGGGTAAGCCTTCTCCCCTATTCTCATAAAAATCTATAACATGAACAGCTCTTCCTACGCTTTGCGTAAAAATGATAGCTGTACTATCGCCAATACCAAGATCCCACCAGGTATCAACTTTCGCTGTCATATCATAAGGAACTTTTGTAATTCTCTTATCTTCCAATGCTGCCTGGCACTCTTTGCCATAAATGGATCCAGGTACATTCGCCACCCAGGAACATTCAAATTCTTGAGCATACTGATCTGGTGTCATCATAGCCTGGGCAGCTGCAAGTTCTTCCTCGTCAACAATGCCAGTATCACTTGCTTTATAAATAACACTAAACCAATCGTCCTGGTCTTGTGCAGCTTCAAACAAATCGTAAAAAGCATTAGTGCCTTTAGGTGTGCCAATAAATAACGCCCAGGTAGGTTTCTCTTTTGTATTCCTATCTGATAACGCTGGACGTATAACTTCTGGAAACAAGCTCTCTGGCATATCAGCTACCTCGTCCAGGACACAACCATCTAAATATATTCCTCTTAAACTGTCTGGGTTTTCAGCACCTAGCAGCTGGATCCTCGCACCATTAGGCAAGTCTGCTCTTAATTCAGTTTCGTGAAACCTGGTCATAGGTATTGCACCAGCAAACTGTTTCAAATAGTCCCAGGCTACATTCTTCGCTTGCCTATACGTTGGAGCGATATATGCAAATCGAGGACTAGGCAACGAGGTAAGGATAGCATCTCGTAGCAAGTGATTGATAGCTGCAACTGTTTTACCAAAGCGTCTGTGACATACCACGACAGACCATCTATGTTTTGATATTTCCTGGTGCAGCTCCTTCTGCAATGGTCTTGGTTTATATGGTATGCTTATGTGTGTCACAAGCTGTACCTCCTCTG